CCCGGATTGATGAGGGCGACAACTTCAATGACCGGCGGGCGATCATCTATGCACGAAATGCCTGCTGGGACTTAGCCCGGCAGGTGGGGTGCAAGTATTTTATTCAGTTGGATGATGATTACGATCACCTTTCAATCAAGTTCGGAAAAGACAAGGAAGTCATTACGCGGAGAATAAAGGTAAATATTGACGATCTTCTTTCTATGGTGCTCGATTTTTATATAGATTCACCGTTTATCGCATTAGCTTTAGCGCAAGGGGGCGACTATATTGGTGGCGCCGAATGCAGCGGGATTAAAATTAAGCGCAAGGCCATGAACTCGTTTATATGTTCCACCGAAAGAGGTTTTGCGTTTTATGGGCGCGTCAATGAAGATGTCAACACCTATACCACGGACGGCAGGCGCGGAAAGCTGTTCGGAACCATCACTAACGCATGGATAAACCAAAAGACCACACAATCAAGCGCTGGCGGAATGACCGATCTTTATCTTGACGGCGGCACATATCTCAAAACATTTTACTCCGTTATGTATTCGCCTTCCTGTGTAAAGGTAGGGCAAATGGGAGACCCACGAAGCCCGCATTTTCGAATCCATCATAAGATAAACTGGCATCATACAGCCCCAAAGATACTCTCAGAACAACACAAAAAAGGTGAATAACATGGCAAGAGGAGGCTACAGACCAGGCGCAGGCAGAAAAAAAGGCTCAAAGGACACGAAACCACGGGCGCCCCGTAAGAGCGCGCCCACAAAGTCCAAATCCCAACCGAAGGCCCTTGACCCCGATAAGCAGAAGATCAAAGAACTTCTCTCCTTCGACCTCAAGGCAAAAGCGAAGTTCTATAACGAATTCCTCGCTCGTGTGAGCAGGGGGGAACATCTTTCCATCGCCGAAAAGAAAATGATGGCACAACTCGCGACGGAACTAGCCGCCGGATTGACCGAAGGGGAAAAGCAAGAGGCCGCCGCCGAAAACCTGACCCCTCTTGAGTATATGCTCAAGGTAATGAACGATACGGCAGCCGAAAAGGACCGCCGGGACAGGATGGCGATAGCGGCAGCCCCCTTTGTCCATTCCCGAGCAGGAGAGGGCAAGGGCAAGAAGGACGAGAAGGACGAGAAAGCAAAGAAGGCCGGGTCCGGCAAGTTCGCGGCGGGGCAAGCGCCGTTGAAGGTGGTCAAATGATAACATATAGGCGTGGCAAAAAGTGCGTTAGGTGCGGAAAGATGAAACCAGTACACCTGTTTTTTTATTCTAGAGAATTGGATACCTATTCGGCTCATTGTCGGAAATGTGCTCGTGAATTGCTAAGGGAAGTAAACAAGGAGGAGAATATGAAAGATGCGCCTGGGGTTACATTCGCGAAAGAATTGATTGAAATATATCGCAAAGGACACGATGGGAAAATGCCTACATTGGAAGAGATGATCAAGGCATATGATATATTAAGGCCGATCATTGGATTGCCAGACAATATGCCGGATATTTTCAAGGAATTGCTTGCATGAACTGGTCAACCGCCTGCCTCGATTGGGAATCCCGCATCATGGAACGCGAAAGCCTTATCGTCGTTCCGCCCCTGTTCCCTGCCGAAGCCGATGCGGCCCTGTCCGTTTTCAAGGAACTCCGCCTTGTCGACGTGTTGGGTCGTCCTACCCTGGGTGAGGCAGGCCGCCAATGGCTATTTGATTTTGTGGGCACTATCTTCGGCGCATACAACCCCAAATCAGGCCGCCGCCTCATACAGGAGTTCTTTCTGCTTGTTAGTAAAAAGAACAGCAAAAGTACCAGTTCCGCCGGTATCATGATGACCGCCCTTATTCGCAACTGGCGCGAGTCGGCTGAATTCCTGATCATCGCCCCCACGGTCGAAATCGCCAACAATTCCTTTTACCCCGCCCGCGACATGGTTAAGGCAGACGACGAGCTTTCAGACCTTATGCACGTCCAGGAGCATTACAGGCAGATCACGCACCGGGGTACCGGTGCCGTCCTTAAAGTCGTCGCGGCAGACAACGAGACGGTGGGCGGGAAGAAGGCTAGCGGAGTCCTAATTGACGAATGTTGGCTGTTCGGCAAGCGCGCCAACGCTGAAAACATGCTCCGCGAGGCTTACGGCGGTCTTGCATCACGTCCCGA